ATGCCTTACGGAATCATCAAGTACGCAAAGATCTAAAAACACCTTAAAAATCTCTAGGGCTTAGTAGCCCTTAGCCCTAGAGAGCTATTAGCAAAGGAGTAGAGATATGGCCGCAACTTATGTAACGGTCGCTGAGTTACGCGCCGATCTTGGGATAGGTACGCTCTACTCCGATGCAACAGTAGAAGAAGTCTGCCAAACGTCGCAAGATTTATTAAATCAATATCTATGGTTTAACAGTGCTCCGGTAGTAGCCACTTCTATATCTAATAACGTCGCTACTGTAATGCTAGCTAATCCCGGTATATTCGTAACTGGTCAATCTGTAACTATAACCGCGAGCGGTGCTACCTATAATGGCACTTATACTTTAACCGGCACTATCCCCTTCTCAACTGGCACAGCCAATTTACTACCTGCGATCTGGTGGAATTGGGCTTATCAAACTTATCCAAGCGGATATAGCTTTATTCAATATGCTAAAACGGCGGCCGATGACCCTTTCCATCGAGTAATGCCGTATGGCACGTGCACCGGGCCCGATCACAAATCAGCCAGCTATGCGAATACTCCGGCTATCCGTCAAGCCGCGATGATTATCGCAGTAGATATATGGCAGGCCCGGCAGACTTCACAAACAGGAGCTAACGGCATGGACGGCTATACACCGTCGCCGTATAAAATGGGTTACCAATTAATAAATCGAGTACGTGGATTAATCCAACCGTACGCTAATCCCCTTGCACTTATAGGCTGATATGCCAGCCGCGATAACTACCTTAAGAGGCACGCTAGCTACAGATCTAGCCAATGCCGGTGTCTGGAGCACATTCGCATTCCCAGCTCCAACATTATTAGCTAACAGCGTATCTATAATCCCGGCGGATCCTTATGTAACGCCGACTAATAACGATAATGCAACTATCGCGCCACTAGCCTCATTTCAGATTTTAATCGCTGTACCTGCCTTTGATAATCAAGGCAATCTAGCAAGTATAGAAACATTTTTAGTAGCTGTGTTTAGCAAGATAGCGGCTTCTAATTTAGCACTAACAGTTACTAGCGTATCCGCTCCGTCGATCTTAAACGCGGCTAGCGGTGATCTTTTAACTTGCTCGATCAATATCTCAACACTCACGACTTGGAGCTAATCAAATGGCAGATCAATACGATATAAACGAAAATAACTTTCTGGCTCGGACAGGTCAGATAAAAGAAACACCTAAATCTAAAGCTGCGCCAATCGCAGAGAAAGAGGAGTAATCATGGCAGTAATGCTCAATTCTAAGGTTGGCGTGAAAATCGCTACTGTAGATATTTCCGATCACGTATCAAGTGCGACACTTTCACAAACTTTTGATGAATTAGAAATCACAAGTTTAGGGGATCTTTCACACAAATATACAAAAGGGTTAGAGGCGAGCACACTATCGCTCGACTTCTTCAATGACTTCGCAGCTTCACAGATCAGCACGTTATTACAAACTAATTACGGCTCAACTGTAACCGCTGTATTAATTCCAGAAAAAGGTACAGCTGTAAGCGCTACCAATCCGCTTTACACCGTATCTATTTTGATTAATAACGTAACACCAATTTCGGGCGATGTCGCAAGCATTAACGCGAGCTCGATTTCTTTTACATGTAACTCCACTGTTGCATACGCAACTACTGGCACCTTCTAAGGAGCACTAATGGCAAAGCTAAAGATAACAAGGGCTAACGGCGAAACTACTGAACACAAAATTACGCCGGGTGTCGAATACGCTTTTGAAATTAAGCGAGGCATGGGCATAAGTAAAGCTCTGCGTGAAGATGAAAAGCAATCCGATATTTACTGGCTTGCTTGGGAATGTTTACGCAGGGCCAATATAACCGTGCCTACCTTCGGTATTGACTTTATCGACAGCTTAGAAACTGTTGAAGTAATGGACGAAGAAAAAAAATAATACAGCGGGATTCGATGACGTACACGATAGCGGCGCTATCTTGCGAACTCGGAATACCGCCTAAAGATTTTATCGATATGGATCCGCAGATGCTTGAAGCAATTATTCAAGTATTACGAGATAGAGCTAAGGAGATTAAAAATGCCGCAAGTAAAACCGCTCCACGTGGTCGGCGTTAATGATCTTCTAAAAGGCTTGAACTACATAGATGAAGATATGAAAAATCATATAAGCGCCGCTATTCGGCCTGCGATGTTAGGGATTAGAAACAAAGCTAGAAGCTACGTACCTTCTAATAGTGAAGTGTTATCTGGTTGGACTAGACAAGCTAATGCGCGCCCGGATTACAGGCCTTTCCCACGCTTTGATTCAGCTATGGCTAAAGGTGGTATCGATTATCGCGAAGGTGAAAATAGGACTTCTAAGAATGGCTTTAGAGTAAGTAACTACGTCTATAACGTAAATCCCGGTGGATCTATTTATGAAACCGCCGGAAGATTAAACCCAGAAGGCCGTGCTCCATTTATGCGAGTATCTTCGGGCGAAGGTGGAAGTGTAGAAGGTTACGCAGGTAAGTCCAGAGGTAGAAGGCGATCTACTAGAACTTATAGCTCGGCTAACCCTTTCGCTGGTTATCAATTCGTTACAGATCTACCGCCTGTAACTTCACAGCCTAAAATGAAAGATGTTAGATCCGGTGGCCGTAAAACTAAAGGTCGCTTAATTTACAGAGCTTGGGCAGAAGATAGTCCTAAGGTATATACGGCAATTTTCAAAGCTGTAAACGCAACAGTAGATAACTTTAATAAGAGCACAGAGATAAAAAGGTCAGCCGCATAATGGCCAATTTAATCGTATCGGCGTTAGCTACGTGGAATGGTAAAGCCCTTAATAAGGGTAAACAGGATATATCGGCGTTCGATAAAACAGTTACAAAATTAGGCCGCAGTATGGCGGCTACCTTTAGCGCTTATCAGATATTGGCTTTTAGTAAGAAGGCTATAAAAGCCTTTGCCGCCGATGAGAAAGCCGCAAAATCTTTAGCATTACAGTTAGAAAATACAGGTAACGCTTTCGCAATTACAGAAGTAGAAAGATATATAAAAGGTTTAGAAAAAACTTACGCAATACTTACAGACCTACGCGCTCCATTTCAAACATTATTAAACGTTACTGGGTCAGTTACCTTAGCCCAACGCACACTAGAAGCGGCCTTAAATATAAGCGCCGGTACAGGTGCCAGCCTAAATACGGTTATAGATGCTTTATCAGCTGGTATTCGAGGACAAACTAAAGGTATTAAATCACTTAATACTGGTATCGATGCAAACATAATCGCTAGCGGCGATATGAATAAGATTATGGCCGCACTTGAAAAGCGCTTTGCAGGTCAGGCCGCCGCACGGTTAGATACTTATGCTGGCAAAATGGACGTGCTAAGTAAAGGCGTAGATTTAGCTACTAAAGCTGTAGGTGAAGGGTTAATAGATGCTTTAACTATTTTAGGTAAAGATAATTCAGTAGCCGCACTAGCTCAAGATTTTCAAAATGTCGGCGATAATATCGCTTATGCAGTAGTTCAAATGGCAAAATTATTAGATAAGTTTAGCGCCATAACAGGTAGCGCATCATTTAAGCCAGCGTTATTATTACTAGGCGCGGCCGCTTCAGCGGCAACTGGTAACCCTTTACCCTTCGTAGCCGCGTTCGGGGCTGTAGGTGCTATGGGTATTGGTGGTGCATTAAGCACGCCAAGAAAAATTAGTTCAGAAGAAAACTCAGCATTAGCTAGAATTAGATTATTAAATGCCCGGATAGATGCCAAGTTAGCAGGGGCTAAGAAAAAAGAATACGACTTATTAACAGCTAAGAACGCTATCGAAAATAAGAACGTAGAAGAATTAAAAAAGAAGTTCGACCTAGAACGTATTGGATTAACTGCCGCCTTAAACAATGCTACCGATGAAGAAACTAAACTACGCTTAAGGGCACAGCTAGCAATCCTAGATAATAACGAAGCTCTAGCTAAGAAGTTAATAGCTGAATTAGAAGCCGCCGAAGCATTAAAAAAACTAGCAGAGCAGGCCCGATTAGCAGGCATGTCTTTAGAGGATTTTGCATTATTTAAGGTTAAAGCCCTTAATACTAAAATAGATGATTATTTACAGAGAACAGCTTTAGAAATGGTACGGGCCTTAAATGCCCAGATAGCCGCACTCATAGCTTCTTTAGGTGGAGTAAGTAAAATAACTAAAGGCGGCGGCGATGATGGCGGCGGCGGCGTAACTATTCCTTTAGGAGTAGAATACTTTCAAGATCTAGCAACTCAATTAGTAGGCACTTCTTCTTATTCAGGTATGAACGTGTCCGAAATTGCAACCGAAAGAGCTAGAGAAAGCGGTAATAGATCACTAGATGTAAATCTAGTAGTTAATTCACCGTCCGGCGATAGGTTCGCGCAACTAGTAGCAGAGAGTATCCAGATAGCAGGCCGAAGCGGATATAACACTGCTCCAGCTGGGAGCCTTCCATAATGGCCGTGCCTACAGTAAACGCAGTTATTAACTTCTCAACTGGCCCAAGTTTTGCGCAAGCCATGATCTTAGATCAGGGAATACTAGGTACTAATATCCTTGCAGATGCGGCCGCTGTGGTAGTCGATGTATCTAATCAAATTAACACGATCCAAACTAATAGAGGCCGTACAGCTCTATCGGATCAATTCCAGACAGGATCGCTATCCCTTCGGATAGTAGATCAGAATGGCGATTTTAATCCTCAAAATGTCAGCGGCCCTTATTACGAATTACTTACGCCTATGAAGAAAGTACAAATAACAGCTACCTATGAAGGTATTACTTATCCGATCTTCTCTGGATTTATTACTAGCTATGTAACTACATATCCTAAAGAGGCCGATGTCGATGTCGCTTACACGGTTATTCAAGCTGTAGATGCGTTCAGACTTGCGCAATTAGCGCAGATATCTACCGTAGCTGGAGCCTCTGCCGGTGATTTATCAGGCACTCGAATTAATGAGATCCTAGATCAAATTAGCTGGCCTGCAACAATGCGCGATGTAGATGCAGGATTAACTACCTTACAGAATGATCCCGGTACTAACCGTACTTCTCTAAATGCTATGCAGACGGTCAGTGATAGCGAATACGGTGCTCTATATGTCGATGCTACTGGCTCCTTCGTATTCCAAGATAGAGATGTAACAGTGGGATCTATAGCGGCAACTCCTACAGTATTTTCAGATACCGGCGCAGGGATTAGATACAGCGATGCGGCGTGGATCCTTAACGATGTATTAATCTTTAATAAAGCCACGATCACAGCTGTAGGGCTAACGCCTCAGGTAGCACTTAATCAAGCGAGCATAGATAAATACTTCTTACACAGTTATTACTTAGATAATTTATTAATGGAAAGTAACGCCGTAGCACTTGACTACGCACGCGCCTACGTAGCTAGTAGAGCCGAAACTACTATTCGAGTAGATGCTATTACTTTAGATTTATATACTCCAGATTACAATGCAGGCATTATCGCCGCTTTAGATCTGGACTTCTTCGATCCGATTACGGTAAGTACTACTCAACCCGGCGGATCTACATTAGAAAAAACATTACAAATATTCGGAGTTCAAAACACGATCACACCCAACAGCTTCAAAGTGGTATTTACTACGTTGGAAAGTGTTATCGATGGTTTCGTACTCGGATATAGCAAACTCGATCAAAGCGTTCTATCTTACTAAGGAGCAATTATGGCAACATGGCCCGGCGTTACCGGTGATGTAGTAACTAGCTCTATGTGGAATGGCCTTCCGGCGTTCACCGTAGCTAGTGATAAGACAACAGATTACACAGCCGCTAGCGGTGATGAGTATCAGCAATTAATCCCGATGAATAAAGCTACAGCTATAGCATTTAAGATCCCCACCGATGCTACCTATGCTTTTCCAACAGGTACAGCGATCACGATCTTAAATAAAGGTGTAGGTGTATGCACTATTAGTGCTACTACCTCAGGTACTACCACCATATTAAGTGCTGGCGCAGTTGCAGCATCTCCAACCCTTGCACAATATAAATCTGCAGTATGTATAAAAACAGCTGCTAATGCTTGGTATGTAGTAGGGGCTATTGCTTAAATGTTGAATATAATAGCTGCAATCAATGATACTGCCCCACCTATACCCGTTACAGTAAATTACTTAATAATTGCAGGTGGTGGTGCGGGTGGCGGTGGTTCAACTGCTGGTGGTGGTGGTGGTGCGGGTGGATATAGAAATAGCACTGGTACAACTGGTGGCGGTGGTAGTGCTGAAAGCGCATTATCATTATTTACAAACATTACCTATTCAGTAACAGTTGGTGCTGGTGGTGCTGGTACTGCTGGTAATGGCAGTAATGGTGCTGATTCAATATTTTCTACTATCACATCTACAGGCGGCGGTGGTGGTGGTAATGGTTCAGGTAATGGTGGTAATGGTGGTTCAAGCGGCGGGGCAGGTTATGCGGCTGGTACTGCTGGTACTAGAACTGCTAGTCCAGTACAAGGAAATAATGGCGCGAACACTGCTGGTGGTGGTGGTGGTGCAGGTGGCGCAGGTACATCAAGTGCATTAAATGGTTCAAATTGCGGTGGCGCAGGTTTAAGCTCATCTATTACTGGTACTTCTGTTTCAAGAGGTGGCGGTGGTAATGGTGGCGGT